GAACTACAGCCTACGGAAGAGCTAGACACATCTAATCTAGACTTCTCTGTGATTGAAAGCGAGAAGCAAAAGACTGAGGTAGTATTTGCTCCAAATGAAGGCCCACAGACAGAGTTTCTAGCGGCGTCTGAAAGAGAAGTATTATATGGCGGGGCGGCTGGCGGCGGCAAATCCTTTGGACTACTGGCTGACCCTATGCGGTATTTCAGTAACCCCAATTTCAACGGCCTGATACTGCGTAGAACCAATGATGAATTACGTGAACTAATATGGAAGTCACAAGAGTTATACCCTAAAGCATTCCAAGGTGCAAAGTGGGCTGAGAAAAAATCACAATGGACTTTCCCTAGTGGAGCCAAGCTCTGGCTTACGTATCTAGAAAGAGACCAAGACGTACTGCGCTATCAGGGACAAGCGTTTAGCTATGTGGCTTTTGATGAATTAACTCAGTATGCTACGCCCTTCGCGTGGAATTATATGCGCTCACGGCTACGTACAACAGACCCAGACCTACCCATTTACATGAGGGCTACAACAAACCCCGGAGGAAATGGACATGGTTGGGTTAAGAAGATGTTTATTGACCCTGCGCCAGCAAACAAAAAGTTTGTTGCTAAGGATTTAGAATCAGGTGAAGACCTAGTATATCCCGATAGCCATGAGAAAGCAGGGGAGCCGTTGTTCTACAGGCGGTTTATACCAGCAAGTCTACGGGATAATCCTTACTTGATGGAAGGCGGTCAGTATGAAGCTAACTTGTTATCTCTACCGGAGATGCAACGTAGACAATTATTAGAGGGTGATTGGGCTGTAGCAGATGGTGCGGCCTTTTCTGAGTTTAGAAGTAACATACATGTCATAGAGCCTTACGATATTCCTTCAGAATGGGTACGATTTAGGTCATGTGACTACGGGTACTCTTCTTATAGTGCTGTACACTGGTTCGCAATAGACCCTAGTTATGGTACTTTAATTAACTACAGGGAATTGTATCTCTCTAAACACACAGGCAGAGACCTAGCTAAAGCTGTTATGGAAGCTGAAGGCTCTGAAAGAATACAATATGGGGTACTTGATAGCTCATGTTGGCATAATCGGGGCCAGATTGGTCCCTCTATAGCCGAAGAGATGATTGCAATGGGCTGTAGATGGCGTCCAAGTGACCGTACTAACGGTGCTAGGGTAGCTGGTAAGAACCGACTGCACGAAGTTTTAAAAGTAGATGAGATTACAGACTTACCGGGAATACAATTCTTTAATACATGCCGCCAAATTATAGCGGATTTACCTGTACTTCCTAGTGATCCCCGTGGTTCTGACGATATTGACCCACGATACGCCTCTGACCACGCCTACGACAGTGTTAGATATGCTGTCATGAGTAGGCCAAAAGCGTTTAGCCCCTTTGATATGGGCGCTGGCGTACCACAACAGAGTTGGCAACCCGCTGACGCAACATTTGGGTACTAAATATGGCACTAATGGACAAACCTACACCAGACGATATTAATGAAACAGACCAAACTGTTGCTCTTGATGAAGATGGCAACGTAGAAGAGGAAAATATATCGTATTCTGGTGCGGTTTCCTTTGTAAATTCGCAGTATCAACGTGCAAAAGACGCTAGATTTTCTGACGAAGACCGTTGGTTAGACTCCTACCGCAATTATCGGGGTATTTACTCCAGCGAAGTACAGTTTACCGACACTGAAAAGTCAAAAGCATTCATTAAAGTAACTAAAACCAAGGTTTTGGCTGCATATGCCCAGATTGTTGACGTTTTATTTGCCGGAAGTAAGTTTCCGCTGGGTATTGAGGCCAGTAAGTTCCCAAATAACGTAGCAGACGCCGTTTCTTTCAATCCTCAAGCCCTAACAGAGGAAAAAATCAAGGAACAGGCGAATGTAGACTACGAATTACCTCAATCTATTGTGCGTCCTGACATTGCCAAGGACTTGGGCATATATAAAGACAAATTAAACGCTATTGAAGACGAATTAGAGCTAGGTGCAGGTAAAATACCCGGTTCTATCACCTATGAACCTGCTAAACGTGCTGCCCAGAAGATGGAAAAGCTTATGCACGATCAGTTGGACGAAACTGATGCTCCAAAACACCTAAGATCGGTGTCTTTTGAGACTGTTTTGTTTGGAACTGGAGTAATGAAGGGTCCATTCGCTCAAGACAAAGAATACCCCAGATGGGACGAAGAAGGCAACTATGACCCCCTATTTGAGACAATTCCTAAGATGGAATACGTTTCTTGCTGGGATTTCTATCCTGACCCTGATGCACGTAACATGTCAGAGGCTGAGTTCACTATTCAGCGCCATAGACTAAACCGTACACAATTACGTACACTTAAAAAACGTCCACACTTCAGAGATGAAAGCATTGAGCTAGCTATTGAGGGCGGTGCAGACTATCAGCGTGAATACTGGGAAGATACCCTAGAAGACGATGGTAACAGTGATGGTATGGATCGCTACGAAGTCCTAGAGTATTGGGGTGTACTAGATACAGAGCTTGCAGAAGAAGCTGATATCGAAATACCAAAAGAACTAGAAGACAAAGACGAAGTTCAAGTAAACATCTGGGTATGTAACAACCAAATCATCCGGCTTGTGCTAAACCCCTTTACTCCTACCCGTATCCCTTACTTAGCTGTTCCTTATGAGCTTAACCCATATTCATTCTTTGGCATTGGTGTTGCTGAAAATATGACTGACACTCAGTTGCTTATGAATGGCTTTATGCGGATGAGTGTAGATAACGCAGCGCTCTCTGGAAACTTGTTAATTGAGGTCGATGAAACTAACTTAGTACCCGGACAGGATATGTCAGTATACCCCGGAAAAGTGTTCCGCAGACAAGCTGGCGCTCCGGGGCAAGCTATCTTTGGCACTAAGTTTCCAAACGTATCTCAAGAGCTTCTAATGATGTTCGACAAGAGCCGACAGCTTGCTGATGAGGCCACAGGTATCCCAAGCTATACGCACGGTTCTGGAGCCGTAGGTGGGGTAGGGCGTACTGCAAGTGGTATGAGTATGTTGATGGGTGCGGCAGCACAAAACATCAAGGCAGTGGTTCGTAACATCGATGACTACTTACTAGGTCCACTAGGCAAAAGTCTATTTGCATTTAACATGCAGTTCAACTTCGATAAAGAATTTATTGGAGACCTTGCTGTTAAGGCACGGGGTACTGAAAGTCTGATGCGTAATGAGGTACGTAGTCAACGACTACTACAGTTTATGCAAATGACTGCCAACCCACAGATGGCTCCGTTTGTTAAGTATGATTACATCTTGCGTGAGCTAGCTGCGTCTATGGACTTAGACGAAGACAAGATACTTAATGATCCGCGTGAGGCAGCAATCCAACAGAAGATGATGGCTGAGATACAGGCTATGATGCCCCAACAACCAGCCCCGCCTGAAGGTGCTGCTCCAGAGGGTGGACCACCCCCAGTATCTGATCCAACAGGCAATGGTGGCGGTAATATAGCCCCCGGACAAGCCCCAGAGCCAGACGCACAGGGTTTCACAGGTGGTGGCGGTGGAGCCAACGGCGGTAATGCACCTCAACCACAACAGCCCCCACAAGGCCCAGTACAGTAATGACAAAGCTATCAGAGACTTCTGAGTTCACAATACCTCTAAAGAACCTACTAAGCTTAATAGCTTTTACGGGTGTATCTGTGTGGGCATACTTTGGAATTATGGAGAGGCTTGCTTTTATAGAACACGAACAAGAAATGATGCTTGTTGAAATTGAAGAGAATGACGATTGGATTGATGATTTTGAGCCACCGTCTGAAGTTCAAGAAAATATAAAACGTGTACGAGAGCTAGAGCTTAAAATGGCAGAACTAGAAATTAGACTATTAAATGTAGAGAGTAAGTAATGGATAATGTTAAGCTGCCTATAGCCCTAGTTTTGGCGATGGCTGTACAATTAGCTGCCGCAGTGTGGTGGGTGTCTAAACAGGCACATACGATTGATGTATTAAAAGAAGAAGTAGTAGCTCTAAAAGAAGACGTAGGAATATTATTTATAGACACAGATAACTTGATTAATTTTGCTACCTTTACTGAGAATAGATGGGCAGAGGCATATTCTGAAGACATGACATATATTCGTCATTTTGGCACAAAGCCTGTTCCACAAGAAAAGGCGCAGTAATGGATAAGCAATTCTACAGAGGGTTGCTACCCTTAGTAAACGATAAAGATCAGTATTCTTCT